CTTGATGAGCAAGAACGTGAATTGATGAAAATGGCAAGCGAAGTTGACAGAGGTTGAGTAGTCATAACAAACAAGGATACTTAATTATATGGTAACTACAGGCTCAGTCAGCGCGCAGTTCCAAGCTTACTTTTCAAAAGCTTTGCTAGAACGCGCAATCCCATTGCTCCAGATGGAGCAATTTGCAATGAAAACCCCCTACCCGACCAAAACTGGCGGGAACAAAACGATACGCTTTTTCCGTTTTGGCGACCCTAGCATCACTGCTATCTCTGCCTTATCGGAAGGAACGACTCCCTCCTCTGGTGACGAGCGTGATCTCACGTTGTCTTCAGTCGAAGCCACGCTTGTGCAGTACGGCAGCAAGATCATCCTCACGGATGTAATCCTCGCCACCGAATTGTTCTCGCACTTGGCGCAGGCCACTAAACAACTTGGCGAAGATGCCGCCCTTCACGCTGACACACTCTGTCACCGCGCGTTGGTGCAGGATTCCTCGACCAGCACTGGTACTGGCGTAGCCACCAAATCGTACAACCGTTATGCTCAGAACACGACTAACGGCACGACCTGGGCTACTGGTTCAGTTGCTAACGGCGCAATGACCTCCACCGACTTGCTCGATGGTGCGACTTCGCTGTTCATCGCCCGCGCTCCTAAGATCAAGGACGGCTACGCGCTCGTCGCGCACCCTGCCGTTATCCGTGATCTACAGCAGGACGATGATTGGTTGAAGGTTTCGAGCTATTCGAATCCCGACGCCATCTTCAAAGGTGAAATCGGCAAGTTGTTTGGCGTATCGGTCATCTCTTCGACCAACGTACAGACATTCAATACCTCCGCCTCTGGCATCGCTGAAAACAGCGTGGGAACAACTGGTGTTAACACTGGTTATGCCAACGTCCTCCTCGGTGGTGGCGCGTTTGGTGTTCCTAGCTTGTCCTCATTGGCAGCCTCTGGCTCGCCCTTCGCTCCGAAGGTGTCGATCCTCGATGCTCCCGATAAGAGCGATCCTTACGGACAGCGTATCGTAGCGTCCTTTAAGACGTTCTACGCGGCCAAGCAACTCGATACTCGGTTCTTCCGAGTCATCGTTGCGAAGTCCAACTACAGCTAATAATTAAATGGGAACCCTAGTTATCGCTATGGGTCCTCGGAAAGCTGGGGAGGATAAAACCTCCCCAGCCCCTTCCTCATCTGGAAAACCTATGAATAAGATGTTAAAATCTGGAATGGTGATGCTTCCTGTTTCCAAGTTCGAGATGAACGATGGCAGCGAGAATGTTTCGCCAGAAGTAGGTGATTCTGTTGAACTCTCTGGAACTATTGACATGATCGAAAATGGCGTTGCCCACGTTAATGTGGAACACGCCATGAGCGAGAGTGAATCCAAGGACAAGTCGGAAGACATGGCCGAAGGTGAAAACTCAATGTCCGAAGAGGAAAAGATGATGAAGATGGCCGAGGAGTCGGATAAGGAAAACTATAGCTAATGCCTATTTACCAGTACGAGGACTCCAGAAATGGGAAAGTTGTCGAACTGGAAAAGGCTGTGGCCGAAAGGGATTCTGTCCCTCGTTACCTTAAACGATTCACCGTCCCTCAAAGATTGAGCCTAGTGGGGGTTGGCGAACCCCTCGACAACCCGCTGGGAGTCAATCAAACAAATTTGATGAAGGGGTACTACCGCCAGGAACAAAAACTTGGCAGTAGGTTTAGAAGCCAGTACACGCCAGATAGCATCAAACGTGCGGCTTTAAGGAGAAAAAAATATGGCGAATGAATTTGTAAGAAGCACTCGTAAAGCCAAGAACAAGGCTATCCGCTTTGACACTCAAGGCTTCACAAACGTAATTGAGTTTACGGCAAGCTCCAGCGGTGGAACGGTTAATACCGTTGCAACATCTCCTGCGTCCTTGAACGTGACTCTTAACGGCACGTCCTATCGGATTGCCCTTCACACCTAATGTCACGCGCATTAGATAAATTCCAAGGTCAATACGGATTTTCCGTAGGAAGCACTGGAACGGCAACACCTGGCTATTGGGCAATCCAAATGCTTTCAGATACCACGTTTAGCGCGATTAGCGGTAAATATGATGGCACTCTGACTGGCGTTACGATTGGCTCTGGCAACATCATCTATGGCGAGTTCGACAGCTACACGGCTGGAACTGGCAAGGTGATTGGCTACATAGCTGGTTAATGATTCAAGCAACCACACCGCCAAAGGTTCTATCCCTTGGCGGGTGATTGCATTGTAATTTTATGCCAAGATTGTCTTTAGGCTTGGGGGTGCAATCCGTTCGCAAGATTAAGAGTGGGGGAGCCGCGCCCAGCGGGATTGTTGCCGCAACCGCTGGAAATCTTATTATTTCTTTTGGTTATTTTGATCCAGACATATATACAAAACTTTCAAATACCCAATGGAGAATTTCTTTCGGTGAAGGTGAATTTCAACAACTAACTTGGAATATTGATATTTTAGGCACTTGGGTTTTGGATGCAAATAACGGAGAAATAAGGGCAACAAACCCCAGCGTAAACCCATTAATCATTCCCACAACTGGATGGACTTATACTATTGGGGCTGGACCAGCAGTCACCATCACCGCAGCTTGATATAATTCTATGCCAAGATTATCCCTAGGATTAGGCGCGCAGAATATCCGCAAGGTTGGTGGTGGTGCAGCTGCGCCTAGCGAGATTTCACTTACCGAACCAACGATATATGCCTCTGGATTGACATTTCAAGATCAAGGCTCTTATTATAATGGCAGTATAGCTAATCCATATAATTTACTTGAGCCTGGGTATTGGGAGGACGTATATGGTAAAGGATTTGTTGTAGCTACTGCGACCGAATGGAATTTTCGTGTTTATGGGTTTACGGAAGGTGATCCAATAGCTATTTTAGTAGCAACAAATACTGCTCCATCAACATCGCTTCCGACAACTGGTTGGACTAACACAAGTGATTATTTAATTGTATCTGGCACACTCGTCATCAGCACAACTCCGTAATGAATTTCATTACCATCTCCATCCTCTGCCTTGCATTTGCTTCCTGCTCGCCACGCAAGGTTGACAACAACCCGCTTCCTGTATATTCGGATATGGGGGCAGCATCTGACTTGGGGGCTACCAAGCCATGAGCGAGGAGCAAGTCTGGAACATGGAAATCAGGCTCGCCAGGATGGAAGAGCGTCAGGTTCAGTTGTACGCCATGGTAGAAAGGTCACTTGCTTTCCACGGGGATGTTGCTAATAGATTGAGTGCGCTGGAACACTTGCGGACCAGGGTTCTGGCTGTAGCTGGGCTAATAGGGCTTGCTTGCTCAATGGCCTGGGATGTCCTTAAAAACCGCTTTAACGGATAGGAGATAATACAATGGCTTCATTTACAGCAGGAACGACTTTTGTTGACGGAGTAGCTAATGACGTAACAGCTGCCAAGCTTGGTGCGCTTGTTACCAATGCTACCCCAACTTCTGGTCTTATCCAAGATCGTACCGCTGAGACAGTTGTAGCTACAAACGATACCTTCCTAATTGGCGATGCTTCTGATTCAAATACGTTAAAGCGCATGACAGTGGCTAACGTGATGAAGGCCGAGCTTACTGGAACGATCAATACAACGGCAGGGACGATTCAGACTTTAACTTCATCTACGGCAACAATTACTACTGGTACTGTGGCTACGCTCAACAGCACTACTGGAACTGTGGCTACGCTTAACAGTACAACTGGAACTATTACTGGACTTAACAGTACTACTGGTACTGTGGCTACGCTCAACAGCACTACTGGAACGATTACTACTGGAGTTATTCCAACCCTCACATCCATAACCAAGATTACAAGCGGAACAGGAACCGATGCCGCACCAGCCGTCTCACCTACTGGAGACACCAACACTGGCATCTTCTTCCCCGCCGCTGACACCATTGCGTTTTCGGAGGGTGGGGCGGAGGCAATGAGAATTGACTCGGGTGGTCAAGTTGGAATTGGAGTTACTCCTAGTGGATGGGGTGCATCAGAATATAAAGCTATTCAAGTTGGAATTGGAGGTTCAATATCTGGAAGAGTTTCAGGCGGAGACCAGGATAAAGTCAATGTTGCGGCAAACATCTATAATGATGGAACAGTATTTAGGTACATAGCATCAGACGATGCAACAGTCTATCAACAATCAGGCGGAATTCATACCTTCTCTAATGCGCCATCTGGAACCGCTGGTAATACGGCAACCTTCACAGAACGCCTTCGGATTGATTCGAGTGGTAATGTTGGAGTTGGGGTTACTCCTAGTGCATGGGGTGCATCAGAATATAAAGCCATTCAAGTCGGTATTGGAGGCTCAATATCTGGAAGAGTTTCAGGCGGGGATCAAGACAAGGTAAATGTTGCTGCAAATGTATATCACGATGGAACGAACTTCAAGTACATAGCATCAGATGATGCAACAGTCTATCAACAATTAGGTGGACTTCATACCTTCTCTAACGCACCATCTGGAACTGCTGGCAATACAGCAACCTTTACCGAACGCCTCCGCATTGATGGAAGCGGCAATGTTTCAATCGGAACAGCAACAGCCCTATCAAAACTTCACGTTCATGGTGATTTGACAATGAGCAATGCGACTACAGCAGTGACAGCTTCAACGAGTACAATCACGCCACCAGCAACAGTAGCTGGCTACCTAACAGTTTCAATCAACGGAACCAGCAGAAAGATTCCATATTACGCAACATGAAAACACTTATATCAAACACAGATCAAGAGGTTGTTTATCAGTTTACTTGGGAAAGTGATTCCAAGTTTACAAATTACATTAAAACCGAATCCGACCCACAGCCAGATTACGATGCAATCTCAACTGAAGATTACAACAGATGGCTTGTTTGGCTTGGCGTTGAGCAGGCTTAACTAAATGACCCTAACCGAAATCGCTCAGTACGCAGGCGAGAAGGTTGGCAAGACCGACTCAGATACGCTTACCTTTCTGCAAAAGGCCGCAAGCTTGGCCTACAGGCGAGTATGGGACTTTGCGCCTTGGCGCGAGACTGTAACCAACTCAACCTATTCTGTTGGCACAAGCCGTACAATCACGCTTGGCACGAATGTAGAAACTCCTCTCTCTGTGGCCTACAATGATGCCGAGGTTGATCCCGTTGACCTGGCCACAATTATCAGCCAAGACCCAGGCTTGCTGTCTGATGAGCGCACTGGCGATCCAGATACCTACCATTTCACAGGTCGCAACAGCAGTGGCGTTGCAGAACTTGACCTGTATCCAAGGCTTGCAACATCTGGAACAATCCCGCTGCGAGTTATTGAAAAGTTAAAGTGCATCACTCGCTCCAACTACATCGTTGACTTTCCTCCGTCCAATGACGCTCTTGGTGACGAACTTCGCCTACCCCACGTTCATCACTTGGTTCTTGCCTTAACTCACGCAGACGCACTTGAGCGTGAGCGTCAGTATACAAAGGCGCAGGTAATTACGCAGGGCGCGAACTCCGATCTTGCAGCTATGGCTAACTACGAGTTGAGCCAGGTTGGAGGCGTAAAGCAAATCACGCCACAAAGTCTTGGTGAATTAACAATAGAAGAAATGTTCTCGGCTTAAAAGTAAGGCTTTATGCCTCTTTACATAGACACAACAGACGATGTATTGGCTATAGCTGGATCGCCCAGCTTTGAGGGTGGGCAGGCTTCTGGAATCTCGCCAAGTTCAATTGGGAATAATCAAGCAAGCGAAATTTACAATATGACAATTAGCCCGTCTGGAATCCTCCAGACTAGGCAAGGCATTGAGCAGGTATCTGCAAACGTGTCTAGCAGTTCAGCAATTCAGGGTATGCACTACTTTGATACTTCCAACATTGAGCGAATTGTTGTTGCCTGCAATGGCAAGCTATTTAACTCAACTAGCGCAACTAGCTTTGGAACAACCTCTGGAACTGTAACAAGCGGAGCAGTTGATGTTAATTTCTCTCAATTCAATAACAGGCTTTATTATACCGATGGAGCAAGCAATTTATTCTTTACCGATGGGACAAGTTATTATAGGCAAGGCACAAGCGTTCTTTCAATTACAGTATCAACACAAGGATTGGGTTATACTGGATCAACCGCTGCCGTCACAATTGCCGCACCTAGCCTAGCCTACGGAACAACAGCCAGTGCGGTTGCCACAGTAACAAGCGGAACTGTTTCTGGGGTTGTTGTCACAAATGCTGGATCTGGTTATACGTCCGCGCCTGCGGTGACAATAGCTGCTCCACCAGCAGGAGGTGGTCATTTTACGGCAACAGCAACAGCCAGCGTTTCAGCCCTTGCTCCTACTGGCCTACGTCTTGTTCGCCAGTTTACCAATCGCTTATTTGCGGTTGGAACTGGAGTGTACCGAAACACGCTTTACGCATCCGATCTCTTGGATGCAGAGGTGTGGAAAACAACCAATAGCATTATTGTTGGTGGTGATGATGGTGAAGATATTATTGCAATTCAGCCCTTCTTTGATTATGAGCTTATAGTTTTTAAGCCAAACAAGATTTACCTTGTAACAGTTGATCCTACTGCGGCAACCGCATCTGGATGGACTGTAAGGCTAATTAACGATAAGATTGGATGTCAAGCATCTGCATCTGCTATTTTCACAAGTAAGGACGTATTCTTTCTTTCCAATGACGGCCTACGGAGCGTGGTAAGGTCAATTGCTGACGATTTCTATACAGTAGGCCCAACTCTTACTGAGCCAGTAAAGAATGTTATTGCGAGAATCAATAGAAGCTACATATCAGTCTCAAACGCCGCATTCCATAATAACAGGTATTACTTGGCCCTTCCCCTTGATAATTCAACAACTTGTAATTATGTGCTTGTATACAACACGCTGTTTAATTCATTTGAGGGCTTGTGGTCAATAGCCGCAAGCGCAATGGTTAAGACAAACTTCTCTGGTGGTTACTCAACAAACTGCGTGAAACTTGCGATTGGTAGTCCGACAGGGCAGGTTGGTCATCTTTATGACTATCTTGACCCAGACTTGCAGGGTGATGGTAATACCGAATTCAAGGATTACGGAACATCCTATACGTCTTACGTTGTAACCAAAGCGTATGATTTTGACGATAAGATTTCAAAGAAGTATGGTTCGCACTATGAGATGGAATACTATTACTCAACGGCTACTGGATGTACGATAGGAATGAAGCGGGAGACAGACTCCCAATATGTGACACTTGGAACTGGTGTTGACACATCGACCCCAGGGGGGTTGACCCTTCCATTTACGCTTCCAGCCACACTTTCTGCTCAAACCTACAATTTTAGGGCTGATAGTTTAAGGTCTTACCAGAAGTGGCGTAATATGAAGTTTAAGATGGAGGCTCCAGGTAGGAAACTTTCTATTAAGCAAATTATGCTTGCCGCAAACCCAGACACCATCGAAGTGCAGAAGAATATATGACGGCTATGGAGTATGTGGAGGCTTCTGGTGTGCCTGAGTCAAGATGGCCTAATTTTAAGGAATGGTTTGGGTGGTATGAGAAGAATAATTTGGTTGGAGTTGTCAAGGATGGCAATGAAGTTGTTGGTGTGGCGATAGCGAGGGCAGTTGATGCATCGCAAGATGTTGCACATTATAAACATGACTACAGCGCACCAGATGCTTTTGTTGACTTGACTGTGACATCAATTGATGGTAAACCTAATGCCCGTAGCCTTTTGGCTATGAAATGCCTGCTGTCAATCCTTTGGGATGAACTTGGCCCCCGCAGGAGCCTAATCTTTAACCGCAATGGAATAAGGAAACAATACGATTATATGAAATTTATGCGAAAGGTTATGGTTTAATATGGGTGGTTCTCCATCTATTCCTTCACCGCCTCCTCCGCCCGATCCGAGCGCGGTGGCACAGGCTAATGCAGAGGCGTATAAAAAGAATATTGATACTTACATTGAAAAGTCTCCAGAACTGGCCGCCCTTGAGAATCAGCTTCGGGCAACCTACCTTCCCGCCCAACGCGCTCTTGAACGAGAATTATCCGCATTGGATCAACAGGCTGGAGTGCGATCTGGATTGCAAATAGAACAGAAGTACGGACCACAACGTACTCTTGAAACATTGCGCAGGCAGTATGAAACCAGCCCCCAAGCATACGCATTAAATCGCGGCTTAGGCGATCAAATGACAAGGCAATTTAGTCTTCTCTACGGGGTCAATCCGTATGCAAGCGTTGAGCAAAATGTTGCTAACGCAAAAAGAAGCGCACCCATAGAAGATATGTTGGGACAATAATTTATGTACGTTGTTTACAAGGGAAAAGTAGTCGAAGTTTCTGATGCAGGCGGAAATGAGGCATATAAAAACCAACAAGTTTCAGACCTTGGGATTAGCGGAGTTAATTTTGGTTCATCTGCTTGGACGAGTCAGCTAAAAAGTGCTGGAGCGCAACAGGCCAGCACTAAGGAACAAGCAGATAAATTTGTAAAAGAATATGAAGACAAGCAAGCAAAAATTGCTTATGACAAGAATTTTGCAGAAAATCAAGTTTTAGCTCAAGAAATTAAAAGAGTTACTGGCGGATCTTATGCGGCCAGCGATGAAAAGATAGCATCATACACGCAAAAGATTGATGCAATCAATTCTGAAATTGATGCACTAAAGAATGCTCCAGCATCGACAAAGCTAGACTCAGAATATTATTATAAAAAATATCCAGAAGTAAAGCCTGCTGGCTACAGCGCGGAACGTCATTACAATCAACACGGCCAAAAGGAAGGCAGATTTGCAAACGAAGAGCAGGAGATAATGCAAACGAAGGGATCGTTCTCTCCTGAAAGGCTCAAGAAAATAGAAGCTCTTGAAAAGAAAAAAGCCCCACTTCAGAGCGTTCTGGAGTCGTATTTAATTCCAACAGAACGAGAGTCAAAAGTTCCAGCAGAATTAGACCTTTCTGCTCAAAATAATTACGCCCTGTCTGACTTGGCTAAGAAATTAAATTCACAAGTTACAAATGACCAGATATTGAATGACTTAAATACTTCAAGACAAAAAAGGATTTCTAAGGCTATTGAGGATGGGAATACTCAAATTGTTGGCATCAATCAGAAAATCAAGCTTTCGCAATCGTTGCTTGATCAAATGGATGCCAATAATCCAAACAGGAAAAATTCTCAATTATTTATTGATCAGCTAAAGAATGATCTGAAAAGCGTAACTGGGGCAGTAACAAATGCTCAAAACCTCCAGAAAACTTACAAACCAATTACGGCTGGAAGCCCAGAGGCGGCAAAGGAAATAACATCTTTCAGATCATTTCTTAATCTCCCCGAGCAAAACGCTGCACTTCAGATTAAAGAAATTGATCCAGAATCCTACAAAACTGCTACCACATTGGGCAAAGAGTACGGGAAGTTGGCAACATCTTCTATTGGTCAAACTCAGAACGCACAGACTGAGGCGTTTAGGGCGCAGTTAGAAAAAGGTTATAGGGATTATTCCACGTCTCCTATTGGTGCAACTCGGGACGCACAGACTGAGGCGTACAGGGCGCAATTACAAAAAGAAATTCAAGGTTACTCATTGGGCAAAATTGGCGCAACAACAAGCCCAGAAGCCGAGGCGTTACGCAGGCAGGTTGAGGGCGAAACGGCTGCTCAATTGGCCTTGGGATCTAGGCTTGGGGCAGAAGAACAAAGACAATATCAACAATACTCTCGTGGCGCACAGGCAGCTCGCGGTAATATATTTGGTGTTGCCCCCGCTGTTGAAGAGGCCGTTACAACTGGCATGGCTGGCGAGGCAAGAAAACAAGCAAGATATGGAGCTGCGTCTCAATTTCTTTCTTCAGGTCAAACAACATCTGATGCTCTTGCAAGAGATACTCAGCTTCGCGAGGCGTTGCAACAAGGAAGATACCAAGCTGGAGGTGCAATGTTGGCCTCTGGACAAACAGTTTCAGACGCAATGGCTAGGGACGTTCAACTTCGCAATGCTCTTCAGCAGTCCAAGCTTGGTGCTGGTGGTCAGTTCTTGTCTTCTGGACAGACGCTATCTGATGCGCTCCGTGGCGATATTGCCTTTAGAGATGCGTTGCAACAGAATAGGCTTGGTGCGGCTGCAAACTTTGTTGCTGGCGGTCCTTCGCTTTACAACCTTGGACAAGCAAGAACAGCAAATCAGCAAAACGCATTTCAGGGTTACATTCAGGCGAATCAGCCTACATCTGGTGGATTTAACCAACAGCCGTCTACGGCTGCTAATTTCTATCAGACTGTTGACCCGTCAATTCCTGTTGCGCTTACGAATGCGTTTAACCAGCTTTTTCGCTCGCAGGCTGATTACAAAGCAAGCACCTACGGCGCGCAGGTTGGGGCATTGTCTAGGCAGGAAACAGGATCACAAGCGTTTGGCAACATTGCCTCTGGTCTTGGGAATTTGTTTAGCTTTAACAAATCGTTTTAACAAACTATAATTGGAGCAATAATATGGCAATGTTTAATTTTAATCTTGATGGGCAAAAAGAAGTCGCAAAACCAATGCGGTCTTATATTGATATTGACGCAGACGGAAGACCCAAGGCGCGAGTTTATGCGGATGAATATGATACGGTAAAATCCAACCCAGACTTTGAGCCATTTCTTAATGGTGCTGGAAGAAATATGCAAACAGCGCAAGATACTTTTGCGGGCGAAATGAACGAAGCAAGAATTGAGGCTGTAGAGAAAAGGATTAAAGCAAAGAGGCAGGAAACAATTAAAGCCGAAACAGAAGCAAGAGAAGCTGCGGGAACTAGCAACGAATACCCAGGCATAGATATTTTGGGAAGAATGATTGGAAGTCAAACATTCGGTCAGAGAGCCACAACCCGCCAAGAGGAACTCAAGAAATTACTTGAAGAGCGTGCTGGCTATATGGGTACTCCAGAAATTTCTGCTCCTATGGAGAGTGCTGGATCTGCTCCAGAACCAGAGCCTATGGTTGCCAAACAGCAACCAGCACAAAGAAAAACTGGCGTTAAAATACGCAATCCAGATGGAAAGACGGCAACAGTTCCATCTGATGTATGGAATAGGGATTCAAAAAAATATATTGAAATGGGCTATCAAGTAGTGCCATAAATTATATGGCAGTTGCGAACGATTTGGACAAATATTTCGCCCAAGAAGATAGTGGCGAGCAAGCGCAACAAGCACAGCAACAGCCAGACGAACTTGCTTCTTACTTCAAGGATCAGCAAGAAGAACAACAAAGGCCAGATCAAAATCTTGACATAGAAAAGTATTTCACAGAGCAGGCGACTGATCGTCCATCACGCGCTGGTGCTGTTGGCAGAGCAGTTGCTGAAGAGTTTGTACCAACCACAGTTGCTGGGCTTACAGCCAGAGGTTTAGGCACGCTACCAGTGCCAGCAGTTCCAAAGTTTCTACTAGGAGCAACAGGCGCAATTCTTTCTTATGGCGCGGCTGGAAGGTTGCAAGAACAAGCCGCAAGGATGATTGCTGGGGATAAGGCAGTAGAAGAGTTTAAGGCACAAAGACAACGTGATATAGCTGAATATCCAGTATCTACTTTTGCCGCATCAGCCTTAACGCCAACTGCTGGAGGAATTGCGGCTCTTGGTAGAAAAGGATTGACGGCAGCAGGACAGGCTGTTCGCGGTGCATTCACAAAGGCTGAGACTGTTGCGCCGAAGGTTGAGGAAGCTGTTGTCCCCAAAGTTGCTGGAGAGGTTGCTGAGCAATTGCCAGTACAGCAAGAATTGCCATTGGGTGGAGTTGCGAAAACAAGCGAAGATATTGCCAAGGAAAGAGCGCAATTGATAGCAAATGTAGAGGCACAAGCTGAACCAGGGCAGAAGATAAGTAAGTTTGCGGAAAGATTGATAGCCTCCGAACGCACGCCAGATGACATTGCCAAGGCAATTGCTGATAATAGGGCTTTGTATAATACTTTCTCGCCAACAGGTATTGCGAAAAATTTACAAAAACTTTCACCTCAACAAATAAATTTATTTGCTCAATCAGATGATTTAGTCGGCAAGGTTGCAAAGCAAATAAATATGAACCAATCGTTTGATCTCAGCGATATACCAGCAGCTAAAGCTCAATTCCTTGAGGTTAGAAAAGGATATACAAATGCTGCTCAATTGATGAATGTAGCCAAGCTTGCTGTTACTAATCCATTTCAATATGCATTTACTTTAGAAAGAACGCTTGAAGATGCCGCAAGGAGGTATGCGACAAAAGGCGAAAAGGCAATGCAAGTCGCCGATGCCGTGAAGCAACTTACTCCAGAGTTAGAGAAACGGGCTATAACTTTATTCAAAAATAAGCAAGTTGCAGAAACAGCAATGCGCGAAGCCTATGAAAATGCAAGAACCGATTTCTCTAAGAAAGCAGATAAGCTTGCGAAAGAACTAGAAGATAAGGCTTTGTTTGCAAGCGGAAAACTGGCTGAATTTGAGGCAGATTTATTGGCAAAAGAATTGGGAATGCAAATACCAGATTATATAAGAGGCAATCTCTTAACAACGCTATCCCAAGGCGCAAATATATTGGGGAATACTGTAAATATGCCAGCTCGCGCTGCGACTAGGCAGGTGGCATCGTTGTTGGATCAAATTGAAAGAAATATAATAAGGCCAGTTGCCACAAGAATACCTGGTGTAAAAGGCGTTGCTGAAAAATATTTGGCAGAAGGCAAACAATTTATGTCTCCAATCGGGAGCGGATCAATAGAGAGGTCAATTGAAGTTGCCAAAGGTGGAGGCAGAGGCCTGAAGGAGGGATTAGTGGGGCTGGTAAAGGGCGTATCCCCAGAGCGTCTTTTAGCTGGAGAAAACATACGAGGATTTAGACCTATTAGGTCTTTGAAGCGAGCCTTTACTGGCAAGGGATTGGCCGAGCCTATTGCCGATGGTCTGGAAGGAACTGCTGCAAAGGCGATAGATCGGGTAAGGCTTCTGGCAGAAGGCACGCTTGGGCTTAGTCCAGAGGTTAGTTTTAGGCTTCTTCAACTTGGAGATGCTCCTCCGCTAAGAATGGCTCAAACTAGACTGCTAACCGAGGCTAGGCAATTAGAGAAGTTGAAGGGTAAGGCATTGCAAAGGGCAGTAAGATACCCAACGCAGGAAGAGTTGGATAGGGTTGCGTCCGAAACCCTTGAAGCCGTATATCAGCAGGACACAAAGCTATCAAGAGGCATACAGTATTTGACAGAACTAGCACCGAGGTTTTTGGGCAAAACACCGCTTATAGGCAAGCCACTAGCAGGCGCAGCTAGAATAGCTACAACTGCTGTCCTGCCATTTCAAAAAACGCCAACAAACGTAATAGACGAAATCCTCCAGTACGCAATTCCAGAATACTCTTTTATACGAGGGCTTGCCGAACAGGGACAACGCAATTTTAGGCAAGCAAAACTACAATTCGCAAAGTCTATTGTTGGGTACGCAATGGGGAATGTTGCCGATATTTTATCCAGAGCTGGCGTTATAACAGACGAAATGCCAAAATCAGATAAGGCGCGGGATGTTCAATTCCAAGCTGCTCCATCCAAAATGATAAACATTGATGGAGTAAAAAGGTTTTTGCAAACTGGATCTAGGCAAGAGATGGAACCTGGAGATTCATTGAGATCTCTTGAAAGACTTGGCGTTGTTGGTGCAATTATGTCAACTCGCAACGCAGCCAATCAAGCAACTCAGGGTGGAACCGAATCGCTGGGTGAAGCATGGGGCGCAACACTTCCAGAAACGCTTAAATTTGGATTTAACCAAAGCTTCCTAAGAAACATGAATAGCTTGCTTGGCACAATTTCTAGGGGCGAAGCAAAAGACATGGACGCTTGGCTTGCGAGTTACTACAATGCGTTGTCAGCGTCAGTATTGCCAAATCAGCTAGCATCAGTTTCTAGGTATATGAGCGAAAATATGCCAGACAAGATTCAAGTTAAGGATATTGAGGGTGGCGACTTTGGAACAAAGTCCTACAACATATTCAAGGAAGTGGTCAAGAGAAAGTGGCCTGGGAGTGCTGAAGATTTGCCATCAAAAATAAACGTATGGGGAGAGCCAGTTCCACAAACACCAGAAGGCGTTGATCCATTTATCTATAATTTCATAGATCCAACAAGGCCAAGAAAAATAACTTACGATGATGTGGCTCTTGCTGTCTATGATTTGTATAAAAAGACTGGCAAAACCGAAGGCATCCCACAAGTTCCAGACCGAGACTTGCAAGTATTGAAAAGAAGGACTGGTCAGAAAGCAAGATTTAGACTTGACCCAACGCTTTATGAGGAATACGCAAGCGCGGTTGGCAAGGCAAACAGGCAAGTTGCGGAGCAACTTTTAGGTGATAAAAGATTTAGAAGGCTTGATCCAGAAGAACAAGTCAAAACACTGTCTAATGCCTACAACAAAGCAAGCAAGACCGCTAGAGAGAACTTCATTAGAAAGAACCAAAGAAGTATAGAGTTTGGACAGGAGTTATAATATGGCAAAATTCAACGTAAACCCAAGCAAGGATGTTCTCACACCACAAATGCGAGAATCAATGAATAGGATTTTAGAAGGAAGAAATATGGAGAAAGATATGACTAATCGTTCTATTGCGGAGGATATGACCAACAAGCCCTACGCTCCAGTTCCAGAGGATATTCGCGGAGAGTCTTCTCGCCTACTGCTTGAGCCTGCTGGTGCTGGCGAAGTCGGCACTACAGTAGGTGGCGCGCCGAATACAAGGGCAATGATGGATGCAGATTTGCGGCAACAAATAGAGAACAAGTTTAATGATGGTGCTGGCGGTGTGCCAGCCAGCGCAATGCCATACAAAGAGCCATCCGCGCCAAGGCCAGTGCAACCTCGCGGGACTAGAGCAATGACTGGGAATGCGCTTAATGATTGGGTTGCCAATAATACCATTAACTGGGAGGCAAGAAGGGATAAGCAAGGCAATCTAGCTGTATATGACATTCCATCTGGAGACTACGGCGGCACAAGAGAAGTGGCTGGAATTACGGATAAGTACCATCCAGAGGCGTTTAAGCGTATATCTGCATTACCTCCAGCACAAAGAGAGAGAGCAAGCGTAGACTATGTGCTTGAATACACTGCTCCAATTGCAAATCTTGTGCCAGAACCATTGAAGGCTCAAGCCGTTGATTTGGGTTTTAATCGTGGTCCTAGCGGTTATACGACGTTAGTTCAACAGGGATTAAATTCGTTGGGAATCCCAGTAAAAGTTGACGGAGCGTTTGGAAAGAAGACATTAGAAGCAATGAATCAAGTAGATCCAGAGCAATTGATTAACGCCACTGAGGATGCCTACCTACGAAAAGAGCAAACAATGGCAGAGGTCGATCCCAATAGGGCGAAGCTATATCAAGGAATAGTAAATCGCTCCAACAAAAGGAGGCAATCAGCAACAATGTATGCCAAGGGCGTAAATCCAAAAGCCGCAGAGCCAGTCGAGGAATACTCGCCGACCCCATTGGGGCTTGGACTTGGCTAGTCGGATATTCTTTGCCTTCCAGTAATCCAAGAACTTTTTGTTCCATCAAAATAAGAATTTCCGTTCTTCCAAGAGGAGGAGCTTCCATAAAAAAAGCTACCAGATTTAACGACTAGCTTGCCATTACCAAATACTTGCTTCCCACTCGCACCGTAATAACCACCAGATGTCGCAAAACCCCTGCCATTGGAATAGATGAATTTACCATCTGATATTACTGCGGTGTTTCTGCCAGTAATGATTGCTGATTTGCCAAGTACACCTCCAGCAAAATCACCAATACTTACTTCATCATCATCTTCTGCCAACCCCGATGCCACAAGCATCGCCATCAGTGCTACAGTTGTTATTGCTTTCATAGGAAAAAGTCTCTAGCACAAACCGAAAGCCGTCAAGGATGAAATTATCATCACGCCAAATAGGTGCAGTTGGGGTGGCTCGCGTTACTGGTGCGCTGCTACGGTGCGGGTATTCGGTGCTGTTACCTTACGAGGATTTTTCTGGTTACGATGTGGTAGCTGAAAAAGATAATAAGTTTTTCCGCATCCAAGTTAAGACCGCGCAGAATGTTGAGCCTGGGCGCACTCGGTATCGGTTCTCCACAAGCACTGGCAATGGATATAACCTGCCCAAGCGTGCAATCAGTGGGGTGGATTATGTGGCAATGTGGGCTATGGCCGATGATCTATTTTGGTTACTCCCTATCTCAAAATGCAAGTCGATCACATTTACCACTTGCCCATCGACAGGGCAGAGTTGGCGTGTATTCCAGAATCTATGAAGGACAAGGAGGCGTGGGATCAGTTTGAGGATGGGTTGCAGGATACAAAGTCCTATGATGAGGCCATAGCGTGGGTTAAGGCAAACCAAGAAATTGTTGAGAAGATGACCATAAGAGCAATGATTAACAAATTTAATAGGGATATTAGCAACGCTAATAAAACTTGGCGGAACTAAAATAGATTAAAATATATATCGACACCATCACGGGTTGACAGCTAAACCCGATGGATGGGCAAGATCAACAGCAGGGCTAAAGGCGCAGCGGGTGAGAGAGAGTTAGCCAATTATCTGCGCGAACAGGGCTGGCAGAAGGCCAGAAGGACCGCCCAATACGCAGGCAATCCAGAGGGTGGTAGCGGGGATGTAGTCTGCGAGAATTTTCCATTTCACATCGAAGGCAAGCGTTGCCAAGCACTCAAACCCGAAGAGTGGATGGAGCAATCCAAGCGCGATTGTCCAGCGGGCAAGATCCCAGCGGTATTCTTCCGCCGTAATGGACGCAAGGAGTGGCTAGTCATAATGACCGCCGACAGCGTCTGTGAATTAGCTCGACAGATAGCGCCCGCCAATGTGACTATTGAGTATGCAAAGACCGCAACCATCGCGCAGGGTTTTTATGTTAAGTCACCAGCTTTTGACGAACTTACCCCGACAACAACAAACCCAAATAAATAAATAAAGGAGAAATAACATGGGACTAACCATCAGTGAGTCAGCAAAACAAGAGCGCAAACTACCAGAAGCGGGAGCTACTGTAGGCGTTCTCTACAGCCTAGTCGATCTAGGCCATCAGAAAACCAATTGGGACAACCAAGAGAAGTGGACACCTAAAGTCCGCTTAACCTTCGAGTTGCCCGATCAGACTGATGAGTTTGAGGTCGAGGAGAAGGGTAAAGTAACCAAGGTCAGCAAGCCGATGGTAGTTTCCATCGAGCAGACACGCAGTCTTGGCGAGAAGGCAAGCTTGCGGAAGTTGCTTGAGCAGTGGAGAGGTCAGACCTTTACATCCAAGGAACTACAAGCGTTCAGCTTGAAGAACCTTCTTGGAAAGCCAGCTATGCTCACGCTCATCCACAAGACCAGCCAGCAGGGCAGGCAGTATTGCGCCATTGCGGGCGCGTCCAAGCTGCCCAAGGGCATGAAAGCACCAGCTACCACCACCAACGATCAGTTGTACTACGAGATCGAGCAGGGTGAGGCTGGGCAGTTTAACGATATGCCCGACTGGTTGCAAGAGAAGATTCGCGCTTCCAAAGAGTTTGCGACGGCTGCTGGCAAGTCCACGGCCATCAAGGCCGAGGTTGACGCAGACGGCAACGGAATGCCGTTCTAATTGTAATGGCTCTTACAATCACATCTAAAGAGCCTACCAATTCCCGTCTGGTCCAAACGGATCAGGCGGGTCATTGGTACACCCAGGAAGGTGATTCGGCTCACTCAATTATAGGTGCAAACGGAAAAGAACGTAACACTACAGTTACCGATGCTCGCAAGCTTGGTTTACTTCCGAGCGTTACATCAATAATCGGTGTCTTGGATAAGCCCCAATTGACCAGTTGGAAAATTGAACAAGGAATAATGTCTTCATTGACATTACCAAAGGAGGAGAATGAAACGCTCGAAGACTACGCTCGAAGGGTGGTTAAAGACTCTAAAGAAGCAACAAGCAAAGCAGCGGAGCATGGCACAAAGATGCATACCGAAATGGAAAACATCCTTCTGGGACGTGCTTGCTCCACAGATGAAGTCCTTAAACCTTACATCGAAACCTTTAAGAAGTGGGCCGATGAAAACGTTGAAAAAACCTACTGGTGTGAAAAAGCCCTTGTTGGCGCGGGGTATGCGGGGAGATGCGATGCCTACGTCAAGTTACGCGGTATTGGTGACGCTATCATAGACTTGAAGAATCGGAAAGTTAATCCGAAGGCTTCATCTCCCTTCTATGAAACTTCTGACTGTCCACAGTTATACGCTTACAGGATTGCCAGCGAGAACCCAAAAGCTGCTTGCGTGTCAATCGTCTTGGCATCCAACGATTCCAGCAAGATTATGACCAGAACCTGGGATGACGATGAGTTGTACCAATCTGGCATTGCCTTCCAAGCGATGCTGAAAATCTGGTGCTGGGTTAAAGGCTACACGCCTCCTGGGATGAAGCTGTGATCGACCCACAAGACGTACTGTGGCTAGAGGAATTGCTGGACCAAGTTTATCGGAGTCTTGCCAAATGAATGACTGGAGTTTAATCGCCCAAGCATGGGACTTGTTCATAAAAATTACTGACATGGTTCTTCGCCTGTTGAATGCCGCCTTCTTCTTAATGATTGCGTGGTTCACTATAAAGGAATGGAAGAAATGACTGCGCCCAGCATAGCCGAGATGGGGGATGCTGCTGGCGAGATAATCTGGCGGGTGATGGGAAAAGGTTCGGATAAATCCGCATACGGAGATTGGCTGGAGAAGGATAGGCCAACCCATGATTACCATATCGCCAGAGCCGTACGTCACCTAGCCACAGCGCAGATGCAATTACACAAGTCCACGCCTTGTCCTGATAATAACGGCGAGACAAGTGTTGACCACTTGGAGCGTGCGCTGGTAAGAACACTGTTTGTGTTGGCTCAAATAAAGAAAGAAGTACCAAGATTATGATTATGGAAGATGTAAGCGTTGATTTTGAGTTTAATGGAGAAAAGTATACTGCGTATGGCAACGCAGAGATTGATACTATCACCGAGGATATTGGTCCAGTTGGATATAGGGAACATTACTTTGCCGAAGTGGTCAACAATGTGATTATGTCAAAGATTGAAATTTCAACTGCTACTGAGGACATAAAGAATCCAAGCAAGGAATTGCTGGAAAAGGCTGATGATCTTTTATCCATTCAGGCAACAGAAGATTTTGACGCTGGCAAATGAAATTGGCGTTGTCATGGCTGCTCTACTTTTTGGGTGACATAATAAGTCGTACGCTTTTACGTACGGGTCTTGGATACGGACTATACAAGACGCTGATGCTTTGGTCGGTAGAACTGGATGACAAGTTTGATGTATGGAAAGAAGTTAAACCTAGCGGAAGGGGCAAAAAATGAAACAAGCAATGGTAACACAATCGTTTGGTGAGGACTGGCAAAAGATTCTGGATCTGACTAGGCCACGCATGGAGGCATACTGCAAGCGTCACAACTGCGACTTCATTTTAATCGACAAACCTCTAACCCATCCGATGCAGTATTCTAAATCTGCCATTGGAAACATCATGGCCACTAAGGGCTATGACCAAGTGACATTTGTTGACGCTGATGTTTTAATTGCAGCCGATTGCCCAAAGCTTTCCGATGACGCTGGGGTGTTCTGCGCCTTTGATGAGGGGGCTTATCTGGATCGCAAGCCAGAGATGGTCAAGCTGGCTGGAGCTTTCGGCGGGATGATCGAGCCCAAGTTCTATGTCAACACTGGCGTGTTCGTAGTTCACACTAAGGCCGTGGGTATCTTTTCGATGCCCCCAATTGGCCTGCACCCTAATCACTTCGCCGAGCAGACCTGGCTCAACGTCATGGCGCACTTGTGGAACATCCCGCTGACCGAGCTTGACCCGTCATTCAATTGCATGACGAGTGTGGAGTCGCATTTTGGCTTAGACCGCTACAAGGACGCAATGATTATTCATTACGCTGGGCAATCGAACGATCTGGTTAAGTTGGCTAACCAGATCAAAGAAGACGAAGCGAAGCTGGTGGGGTTGGGTAGGTGAGGTCAACACACCTTTGTCGTGGTGATTATGACGATAGGTTGCAGCAGTTGGCTGGAGAGGTTGCGTTGCAAGCCATCCGTGACCTGCGCCTGCTGCGCAAGAGGGGGATGGTTAAGGGTATGAGGATCGTCAAAGATCACCAGGGCGTGCCACTCAACGATGCGCTGGAGTATAAAAACTCCCATGAGGTACAGAAGCTACTGAGGGATTTTAAGAATGGGACGGTTAGCTGGTGGTGCAGAGCCAGTGGAGTAAGGATCGACAATCGGACGTTACTGCGCAAACTACAGGAGAATGACTATGCTCTGCCTACTTGAATTAAAAGACATCGTGTGGGTAATTGGTTGGTTTATCCTTTACAGTTGGATCTTCCTTTCAATAATCTACTGCGCTGGGTACATCATATTAAAACTGATTGATTTTATAAAGGAGGAGCTTGAATTATGAAAAAGAAATCTAGGGAAATTAAACTGGTTAAGGTTCATGAATATAAAGCCGCAAAGATTATAGTCGAAGTTGACGATGAGCTTTTTGAGGCAATGGCTCGAGCTGGTCGCAAGCACGTTGCCAAGGATAAGGTTGCCTGCTTTAGCTACGCTCTGAACAAGGCGTTGTTGGAACTTTGCGAGGAAGTTAAATGAGCGAGTTTAAGCAGAAGGTTTTAACCGCAGCCGTAGACCGCTATGTGTTGACCCCCACCCAATGCATGATGCTACGCCAAGACGCAGAGGTAATCGGGATGAAGCGTGCGACTGTGATGAAGAAGGATGGCACAACTAGGAGATCGTTTGCGCGTAGCTGTTCGTCTTGTTGGGTTCCGATGGCTACCCATTACAAGTGGCTTTACTCAATTGTAAACGAATTGACTATGGCCGTAAACGCCGAGCATTACCGCTTTGACATTACTGGCGTGCAGCAGTTGCAGATCCTAAAGTACAATCCACTCCAGCAGTTTTGGTGGCACTACGATACCTACACATCCGAGGCGCCAGTTCGCAAGATGACGATGGTGGTCAATCTATCTGACCCAAGCGAGTACCTAGGCGGTGGCTTGCAAGTTAAGGCTGACCTAGAGAACGCTAGGTTTATCCAAGAGCAAGGCGCGGGTTGCTGGTTCCCATCCTACATCGAACATCGTGCGCGTGCGCCAATATGGGGGACGCGCTGGGTGTTGGTGGCTTGGTTGACTGGACCAGCTTGGCGATGAGCATTGACGATCAAATCCGTTTAGTCGGAGTAATGGCTATTGGGATTGGGCTATTGATATTGTTATGGGGTGATAAATGATCCAACTCAATCCCGAACTATGGATGATGACACCAAAGGGTGAGGGGCTGGCATTTATCGTTACTGATTATGGGATGGATCATAACAAGATATTCACAGTTATGCTTAACACTGGCGAGATACTTGACTTTGATTTGCGTGATTGTCGCAGATGTGAGAACCCAAGCTTCGGGGTAAAGGCACCAGAAGTGCCAATACCATATTATATATGACAAATTTACGCGCAGATAGTTCAGTAGTAGAACTTCCCCTATTCCAAGGGGAGGACGGCGGTGCAATTCCGACCTCTGCGCTCCAACTTAAATTCAAGGTGATAACATCGCAGACACTTAATGATGTGGTGGTTGAGAATCATTATGCCCATAGAGCCGTGCCTTGTAGCTGGTCGTTTGGATGTTTTAATTCTAGCGAGTTGCTTGGCGTAATATCATTCGGAAAACCAGCATCGCCACACTTATGCCGAGGGATATGCGGTGAGGAGAATGCGCCCAGGGTATATGAGTTAAACAGATTATGGATTGATGACAGATGCCCAAAGAACTCTGAGAGCAGATTTATATCTTGGAGCATAAGAGAGCTTTCCAAATTGCGCCCATGTTTGATTCTTGTTAGCTATGCCGATACTGGTGCTGGTCATAATGGCGCGATCTACGCGGCCACAAATTGGACCTATACTGGCCTATCAGACAAGAGGTCATCTGGTGACAAGGTGGTTGGCAACAAGCACAGCAGGCACTCAAGAACGATGGAGGATGCTGTGATAGTTCCAAGGACTAGGAAACATAGGTTTGTATATTTTTGCAACCCAGCAGATAAGTGTCTGCTCAAATGGGATATTGCAAATTGGAAAGAGTGGAAAGAATATAAAGGAGAATAGAATATGCTAGGCAAAGACGTATCAAAGAATATGCACGAGTTGTCTATGGACAATAAGAAGAAGGGCAAGGCTCGCGGTGCTGGTGGAACGCCTCGTTCGCGTCAGCAGATGATTGCGATAGCACTCTCTGCTGCTGGGAAGAGCAACAAATCGCCTCGTAAGTTTCGGATGCGGTCAGGCTCGTAATGCTGGTCGAGTCTAAAGCTAGGCTCAAGTGGGGGCGCGACATCCTTCTCACGGCACGCGACAAGCTTGCAGTAGAGAGGGATCGCGCTTCTCACGGTCACGCAATAGATATTATTAGAATTATTGCGATGGTTGATGCGGTGGCTTTGATTGCAAAAGAAATATTGGAGGAAGATGAAAAGCAAGGGTGAGTTGGCAATGCAAGTGAAGAAGGAGTGGGATAAGAAGGGATGGAGGTGGAAGCTGTGGGTTGAGGCAGGAGGATTTAGGACTGAGGTATTTTGTTATGGCAGTGCCGAGGAAGAGTATTTCAAATGCGTCAGGGAATTGGTTGACCACGCATACCAGATGCAGAGCGTGTAAAAAGGATTGACGCAGTAGAACGAAACAATAGAAAGGAACACCAATGAACGTAATTAAGGAATGGATTCTTGTCGGAGCAGGATTGGCAATAGGAAAACTTCTTGTTGCCATCGCAGTCATTGCAGTAGTCGCAGCAATTCTCGCTGTGTTCTTTATTATAAAGGAGAAAACCAAATGAAACTCTGGACAAACAACACAAACTCAATCCACAAAGTTGATGACAATATGCTCCACCCGCGCAACACGTACGTCTTGCCCGATGAACTAACTGGACCAATCTGGGATGATTCAATTCCTTGCCCGCATAAGATTAAGCCTTACTACAAGGGGCGTGCGATGGGCGGGGCAACAGCCGTTTATCGCGCTGGTGCAATCGGTGACGCAATCATTGCTACTGCTTTCGTTAATTACTTGGTGCAGGAGTCGGGTGGGATTGTGGATGTTTATGCACCCGCACGCAATCTGCCTCTATACGCTGGGCTGGGTGCAAAGCTGTGGCCGTTGCCGTCCTCGCTGGAGGCTTGGGATTCCTATGATGCTCACGTTCCGACTGATGATTTATTTAGCGGTCAAGTTGGTAACACGAAGCTAGGCACTGGCGGTGGAAACTGCTACCAGCGGATCTACGAGTGGATGGGAGTATGGGATGAGAAGAAGATGGCGAAGTATTGCAAGCCAGTTCTACATCTCATCGAGCCAGACCACGAAGAGTTAAAGGCGATGGGCAAGTGGCCATTGCCAGACCCATACTTTGCCTACCATGTTTCGTCCAGCGGTCCTACCCGCACCTACCCGCCAACGATGGGGCAAGAGGCGGTGCTGGCGTTGCTAGAGGCTTACCCAAAACATCACGCTGTGATTATTGGGCTAGATAACTCGCACAACTTTAAGGTGGATCACCCGCGAGTGATTGACTTGTTTAACTGCACCAAGGTTGTGCGTTCGATGTTCCCGATTATCAGCGGGGCTGACTTTGTTGTTGCGCCAGATAGCAGTGTCAATCACATGGCTGCTGGGTTGGATACGCCGTGTGTGTCGCTGTGGGGCAGCTACGACCCTGCCGACCGCATGACTTACTATCCAAAGAACGTATCGATATTCAAACCCGATACATGCCCGCACGCGCCTTGCCGTCCTCACGCTGGGTTGCCACAGGCCAAGTGTAAGGATGCGACCAACAAGACTCCCAAGACGCAATACTGGTGCAATGCTCTGCGGAATATAACAGCGCAGGATATTGTGCTTGCATCGCAAAAGGCGATGGAGCTAGAAAGCAAATAACTAACTGGCGTTGTGGTACGCAGGGAGATCCTGCGGCGGGCAGTTCCTCAGTGTGTCTCCTCTTGAATCAGAGCCAGTTTGAATTTTATGACAACCGCACAACGGCAAGCTGAAGAGATCGTAGGCCAAGTGGATTGGCAGTCCGAAAACCACGGGCTGTGCAAGTGTCCAGGCGAGGCTGCCCATACTAGCCACACTCGCATTAGGGATACAACGGTGTTCGTGGATGGCGCACCTACGATCTTCTGCTGGCATACTTCCTGCACGCCGTATCGAGACGAGGCTAACCGCAAGTTGCGCCGAGCTATATCCAGCGATGTGCTTTACAAGCCAGTCAATATTATGTCGGGTGGTACAGCTGTGCCGAAGCTGGTTGTTAAGAAAGACCCGCACGCCGAGGTGTTGGATAGGATTAAGACGATTGCTGAGTCAAACAAGCAAAGATATTTGACGCACTACAATTGGGACCCAGCGGATATGTACGAGGAGAGTCCAGTGAAGCTAGGCGATCCAGCGCAGGACTATCAGTTGTTCCTCTCGATGTTTAATGTCGCTGACAATATCTGGATCGGTGATGTCAAGGATAGCGGGAGGCATCCGCAGAACTTTAGGTCGGCTTGGGATTGGAAGAAGCTGGACGAGCCAATTGGGCAGTACACCACTGGCGCGACCTACAAGCCAGACACGGTCAGCCGATCCAATGACACGGTTGAGCATAGGGTGTTCCTTGTTGTCGAGTCTGACGTACTCACTAAGCCACAGATGGGCGCGGTGTTCCAACTGATGCGCGATTTATTCAGCATGAAACTACACGCTGTTGTGGATACTGGCGGAAAGAGCTTGCATGGTTGGTTTGAGATGCCACCAAAGAATGAATGGGTGGATCAGTTAAAAGCTTTTCTTATTCCGTTAGGGTGCGACCCTGCAACATTCAAACCCAGCCAACCCGTTAGGATTCCTGGGGCAAAAAGAAACGACAAGATGCAAAGCCTGCTTTGGTTTTGCAAAGGAGGAAAATGATTGAACCAGCCGTAGCACTTGGTATCAAGCCGAAGACCGATGAGTGGCCACCGATTAAATCTTATGCGCAACTTGTTAAGGAAGACTTACCCGCACCAGAGACACTAATTGAGGGAATGTTGCATAGAGGGGGAAAGATGTTGCTGGGTGGAGGAAGCAAGGCGTTTAAGAGTTGGAGCTTGATTGACCTAGCCTTATCGCTACACGCTGGTGTGCCTTGGTGGGGTCAGCAGTGCAAGATGTCGCGGGTGTTGTTCATTAACTTTGAGATCCAAGAGTGGAGCTTTCGCAATCGGTTGGCTGATGTTGTCAAGGCAAAAGGACTGGAAGACAAGGCCGATGACTTTGATACATGGACGCTCCGAGGCCACGCTGCCGACTTGACTCTCATCCGCCCAATGATCGAGAAGCAGATTGAGGGCAAGGGCTACCAAGCTATCATCCTAGATCCAAATTATATGCTGATGGGTGAGAGGGATGAGAACAGCGCAGGCGATATGTCAAGCCTAATGAATGAGTTTGAGTACCTAGCCACGCGCCACAATCTGTCGATCATCCTCTCACATCACTTCAGCAAGGGTAACAAGAGTGGGTCAGAGTCAATTGATAGGTTCAGTGGGTCAGGTGTATTCGCGCGCAACCCAGACAGCTTAGTCGTACTCACGCCACACGAAGAGGACGAGCGCACCTTTACTTGCGAGGTCACGCTACGCAACTTCAGCCCTATGGATGCCTTCGTTGTCCAGTGGTCTTACCCGCTGTTCCGCCAGAACTTTAACCTCAACCCAGATAAGCTAAAGAAGCCAGGCGCACACAAGGCGGTTGACGATAAAAAGTTCCTAACCGAGATGGGTTCAAAGGAGTGGCAGGCGGGTGATTTATGCCGCCATATCATCGAAAAGCTGGAAGTATCAGAATCTACCTTTTATCGCTATCTTAAACGCCTTCACAAAGCCAAGAAGATACTGTCTGACAATGGCTTGTATACTGCCAATCAGACTACTTTCTAATCTACTTTCAAGTTACTATCATTTATAGAGCAGTCAGACCCTTATATATATATAAATTAAATTACGCGAAGGAAAGTAGGGGGAAGGACTCCTTAGTCCGTCCTCCCCCCATACCACTACGTTCTTTCCGTAGCGTGTTTCGGCTAATCAGAACAAAGAACGAAAGCTGGGGCTGGGCTGGGTTGGGGCTGGGTTGGCTAGGTTGGCTTAGGCATCCTCACGCCTGCCAAAGAACGAAGTTGGTTATCAGGTGGGGGATGTGGTACAATCGTAAAATGAACAACAGCAAACCAGGTTTATACGCCAACATTAACGCCAGACGCAAGGCTGGCACTAGCCGTCCGAAATCTAAAAGCACCATCCAGCCCAAGGTGTGGCGCATGATG